TATGCCCTAATGACGCCAGGCAAGGCAAGGCAAGGTAATACCAAGTAAACCACTACTCTATCCCACTACTATTAGCCCCTAATCATCCTCCCATTTAATCCCGATAATGTAACGCTTTGAGCACGACGGGGCAAGCCCCATCGTTATACGCCTACGGCACTAATTACACATTAAAAAAGTTATTGATTTATTAGCGGACAAGGAAACTTATTGGAGCTGACGGGGGATATGAATGTTCAACCTCTTCCTCTACATAATAATTACATTTATAAGAGACATCAACATGATTCAGTAACTGATTCATTAAATCCTTATACTCTTTTTCCTTCTTTGCTTTCTTCTCCTTCTTTTTCATATTGACATGCATATAATTGTTAATAACGAATATTCTATGATGATGTTGATGATTAAATATCATAGGTTCATTATGCCCAAACCATTCGCGTACAACATCTTCAAAAACAAACTGACGCATATGACCCAAATTTACCCTTCCCCAAGTAAAATCCATAAACGCACCCTCAGGCATTACGGGAAATTCATCTGGAACACGATAATCAGGGTCTACTATTTCTATTCTATCTTCTAAATTAAGTGGTTGAACACCCATTCATGATTATTATTAATTATAGTAATCATGTAATCTTTTAATCAATTTTATATCTCCATATTTTTTCTTCCTCCTTGTTGTTCAGGGGGAACTGTTATTGGTGAAAAAAATCTTTCAAGTTCTCCTGTATCTACTATTTTTTTTTCCGCATTTGAAGCTTTTAATTCTTTTATTCTTTCAAGCATTCTTTCATTAAACTCTCTTATTCTTTTCGCTGCTGCCTTTGGATCTTTTGGAGGTACCCCACCTCTTCTTTTACGTGTCTTTTTCTTTGTACTTCTTTTACTTCCTCCTTTATATAAATCAATACTTGTCTTACTTTTACAATTAAAACTCCCTCTTTTTATGCCCTTTCTTGTTATAACAGATTTAGTACATATACCAATAGCTATACCCTCTTTCTTAAATTTTTTTCTAACTTTCTTAATACAACTACAAAACTTCTTAGCTATTATTTTATCACCTTTCTTTCTTAAATTGGATACTTTTTTTGGTATGGATAATTTATAAAACTTTAATATTTTTCTATAATCACTTGCTGAAAGTCCCATTTTCTTTGTACTATTTTTACGCGTTTTCTTTGTACTATTTTTACGCATTTTCTTTGTACGTCTTTTCTTTTTCCTACCACCATTCCCCATATTCCATTCTTCTGGTAAAGCATTAAATCCTTCTACTGTATTCTTTTGTTCTTGCTTTTTAACTTTATGATTCATAACTCTCATTCCCCACTGTATAGGAAAAACAATTTGAAACTTTTTTGTTATATCATTGGCTCGTGTCTTTAAATTATTCATAGCCTGGCGATGCCTATGTTGTGGCTTTCCATCTCCTACCTCACTTTTAATTTTATCGCGACTTTGACCCAATGTTTTCATGTAATCATTATAATTTTTTATAAAAGTTTCATAATCGGTTTCTTCTTTTTTCGAATCCATTATTGTATGATATAAATCATCAGTACTTGACATAATATAATATAATATTAGATAATAAAAACAATAATGGTTATATTATCATGGATAGTAATTATACTGCCGAAGAAAGAGTATTCGGTATACCTGAGTTGAGAAGATATATATTAAGTTTTTATCTTGATAAAAAAAAAGTACAAAGAAAACCTCCAAAGAAATGTAAAGATAAAGTTAAAGAAACTGCTATTATTATTGCTACACCTCCAGCACAATGTTGTTGTGTATTATATTGTTTTGGATGGATAGCATACAAGACAAGGTGTTTCACACAATTAATAACCGAACCACCATAACATAAAAAAAGCTATCTCCAGTCTTCTCTGTGTTGATGAACACAGTTTTATTTATTGATTTACATGGCGCACGGCTCTTAGCATATGAGAAATCGAATCAGAAACAAGCATTGCTACACCTTCAGCTACTAAATGACGATCTGCTTCACTTCCCACACTCAACTCGCTCATTATAGAAACCATAGGTCGTAAAGCGCGTGCTCCATACATTGCTATATCTCTTTCGCTTGGGAGTTTCAATTCTCTTTTTGGCATCTCTGGGCAAATAACAGCTCGACACATAGGGCAACTGTTCGATGTGCTGGTGTGTTGTGCTAAACAACCGAAATGGAATTGGTGACCACAAGCAGTAGTTGCCGTATTCTTTTCGCCCAATGCTTCCATACAAATACAGCATTCCTTGGCCTTTATGACATCACACTTGTTTTCACACGCCAATTCAAATGGAGTTTTAGGTGGCTGAGGCGCTTCAGGTGCGTCCACGTGATGACCAACACCACCTTCAGCGACCCAATCGGCATTGATATCACAGTGCTCTCTCCATTGTCTCATTCCCACACGGAACTGTAAAGCGGGTGTTTCAATAGTAAGATGGCAACTGCGACGGTCGTGACCAAACATAGTACAACGACCACATCTACGAGGTCTTCTTGGAGCGGTAACTCGAGTTGTCATGATTTTAGTTTTTTAGTGTTATAGTAGTCTTAAAATAGATTCTGTAATATAGATTAAGTTACTTACATATCATGAGCATTTTCAATTCAATTTTTCATGATATCGACGGCAAGGTACCTTGAAATAAAAAAATGTGTTTAAGAACACATTTAATTTATTATACGATTACACTATTTAAATTCATCATTGTGTTTTCCATTATTTTTATTTTTTCTTTCAATTCCTCTATTTCTTTATCCTTATTCTTTATAGTTATGAGTAAAATTTCAGTGTCTTCAAAAGGATTAATACTCGTCTGAACTGAAGTTTCACGTTTTTTATAAACGCCATTTCTCTTATACATTTTTGGTTTAGTATTCCACACCTCGTCATAATCTTTACCATATTTTTCTAAAAATTGGTCTTTCAAATCTGTTAGAATTTTGATGGAATTTTTTTTTGTCTTTCGATACAAGGTGTCTATCCAATACCATAATGCCTTCTCATCTTTACAGTCAGGTTCGTCTGTTTTACTTGGTTTTCGTCTATGCTCATGATAGAAGTCGAGGACACGTTTGATATTTTCCTCGTTTGTGTATCTTACCTGTTTTTTAGATTTTTTCTCTGCTACTAATCTCTTAGCTTCCTTGGCTGCTGCCTTCTCAGCATTGAAACGTTCAATTACCAATTTCTTAGCTTCCATGAGTGCTTTCTTTTTTGCTTGGTATCTTCTTGAATATTCACGACACTTATCGCGATTTCGTTTGTTCCAAGAATTTGAAGTTGATTGTTTTACAGACATGATTGTTATTATTCAATAAGTTATTTTTGTAAGTTATTTTGTAAGTTATCATAGAACTTATATTTTCATTTTATTCAATTTTTCATGATTAACAAGGTAAAATTTCCGCAAGGTAAATTCGCTAACCCTAATTCTAACACATACATCGGGCCCTACAACAATAAATTAATTTATCAAAAAACCACTTAAAAACATCTACATATATGTAGTTATAATATGAGTGGTACAACTACTGATAGTTCTAGCTTCACCGGCGAACGCGTTCTCGGTCGTGTAAAATGGTTCAATAACCGTGCTGGTTTTGGTTTTATCTCTGTTCTTGAAGGAGAAAAGAGCGGAGAAGATGTGTTTACGCATCATTCAGGTATTTCCGTCGATACGGAACAATATAAATACCTTGTTCAAGGCGAATATGTTGAATTCGAACTACGAGCAAGTGATAACGAAGAACATCCTTATCAAGCAGGGAGTGTTAGGGGTGTAAAGGGCGGTATGCTAATGTGTGAAACACGTATGGCTATGCGACGCGACTCCAACAAGGATGGTCAATTTGACGAAAAGAGAACTCGTTCTACTCGTCGCAACCCTCGTCGTGGTGGCGGTGGTCCAAGAGATGGCGAATATAGCCAAAAACGGTCGCGTGGAAACTGGAATGTCAGTAACACCAGTGAAGATCAATAAATATAATTAATTAATTAAATAAATTACATTTTTATTTAATTATTACAACTTTTCATCTCTCCATAAACCAGTGCATATATGCATCCCATAATGTCCCGCTTTTCTTAATTTCTCCATATGATCATCATCTTTTTTTGTTAACGGATGAAATAAGTATTTTCTTGGTATATAAATATCTTGTTTTTGTTTTGAATACTCTCCCCATCTGGTATAAACAAACATTGGACCTGTGCCCAAACCATTTTCATCTATATTCTTATCATAATTATACTCCTCTCTCGACCTATCTATTGTAAATAATGTATCCATTAAATTTTTCCAAAAAATATGCCCTGGTCTTGAAGCAAATATACAATTGCCTAAGCATAAAAAATTTCCATAACGATCTTCTTTATTACACGGTATAACAACATCATGTTCTAATAAATCAAAAGGTTTAAACATATAATAATCCATATCAACATATAATCCGCCGTATTTATACATTAAAAAATATCTAAACATATCAATTTTCATTATCATTCTCGATAATTCATTAAACTTATCATAATATTCTGGAAATTCTTTTTTCATTATCATATCCATATCTTGATCCGTATAAAAACGATATTCAAAATCTGGATGCAATCTTTTAATTTCTATCTGACATTTTCTATATAATTCCGGCAAATCATGATTCTTGTATGTTTGATGAATGATTTTTGGTATTTTCTTTGTACCTCGTTTATCTAAATTACGAATACCCAAACTAAACATTTATATAAATTAATTTTATATATTGTAATATTTTACACACTTTCTTTTTAAAAATATTACTATTTAAAGACATTACAACATTGTAGGTATATATGGCTACTGTCCAAGAAAAAGACACCGCATCACTTCAATTTGTAGAAGTATTGAACAATTTAGGCACTTTCAAATCTGCCATTTCTTTATTACAAAAAGATATCAGAACACTCGAAAAAAATGTTAAAAAAAAAATCAAAACACTTGAAAAAGAAGCTAAAAAAAATAGAAATAAAGGAAATAAAAAACCTACCGGATTTGCGTCACCAAGTAATGTTACTCCTGAAATATGTAATTTTATGAACGTACCAGAAGGAACTAAATTAGCAAGAACTGAAGTAACTAAATTCCTAATAAAATATATCAAAGAAAATCAACTACAAAATCCTAAACAGAAAAAAGAAATCAAGCCCGATAAGGCACTTCGTTCTTTATTAGATATTAAAAAAAACTCTAATGAACCACTTACATATTTTAATCTACAATCAAAAATGAACAAACATTTTGTTCATTGAGTCTCGTAGCTTAACCTTTTTAGGATATTTTTTGTATATTAAATATCCTGATATAACCCCCACGCTATTAACTATTGTATCTTTTACAAATTTAGCATCAATATATTTTGATACATACATACCAAGAGGCACCTCCATTAACTCAAATATAGCTCCCAATACTATCACATGTATAACATAATTCGGTGCTAAGTAACCTAAAAAGATGTAATTTATAAAATGCAATATAGACCATCCATTTAATCCAAACATTTCCTTTCTCAATATTTTAATATCCCTCTTATTTATTTCTCTCCATATTGTTACACTTACCCAAAAAACTATAACTATCCCATATACTATTATTATGTTCTCTATCTGATAATTCATATATACTAATATGTTAATAAAATTGATATAAAATTATTAAATTATTTAGAATATAATTATGCTACATTGCGTAAGGAAATTCTCATGTTTTAGTATAAATATGAACATTCCTATTAATTGGGATAAAATCGATAATTCTGTAAAAGAATTCGGTTTTGATGGCGAAACAAAAGAAGCTAAAGTTGTTGATGTTTATGATGGTGACACATGCAAAGTGGTTTTCCCCGTTTTAAGAAAATTATACAAATTTAACTGTCGAATTCAAGGTGTAGACACACCAGAAATAAGAACAAGAGATAAAACTGAAAAAGAATACGGTTTAAAAGTTAGAGACCAATTACGTGAAAAAATTTTAAATCAGGTTGTTGATATTCACTGTGGTGAATTTGATAAATATGGACGGCTTCTCGTTGATATACAATGTAAAAACGAAAATATTAATATTAGTAAATGGTTAATTGATAATAATTATGCCTTTGCTTACGACGGAGGTACAAAGAAAAAATGGGGACCCTACTTGTCCGCTAACAATTTAAAAAACTAATTTAAACATATTGAAATTATATAACTAATGGGTATATTCACAAAACTTCTACGAGATACTGTTATAGACATATCATATAAATTTGGTTTAATTGTTCCACTATGTTTTACTTATATTATAGGTATGGAACTATCAGAAATTATATCTAAAAAATATGATATCAATAAATTATATTTCCAAGGACTTTGGAACGCAATGCATTACTTTTGGGTATTTTTTTACATTGGTTTATTTATTAATACAACTGAAAGAATATCCAGAAAATATCACATGATTCGATCCAGAAAATGTTAATTTATATCTAATCTATTTATATGTCTGGTATTGAACCAGTATTAGGAGCAGTAGCTGTTGTAAGTACAGTTTCAAATGCCATAAATATTATTAATAAATCACACGAGTTTTTAAAATGGGCAAAAAAGAAAAAAAAAGAATTTATAGAAAACGATGAAGATACATATGAAACATGGCAATGGGTTGATGAAATAGAGAAAGAGTTTATAATAATCGAAAAATAAAATTGATTTCATTTATATTAATTAAATCAATTACAAACCTTCCATTAATCATGAGCGTACATATCCAAAATCAACCTTACCCCGACAACACCAACTATCAACAACTATTTGATAGTTACCCTTTCTCATTATCTGACTTTCAAAAATGGGCTATTACCGCAATTCATGAAAGTAAAAATGTTTTAATTACAGCATTCACTGGTAGTGGTAAAACATTGCCGGCCGAAGAAGCAATCCGTTATTATAAAAGTATTGGTTCTAAAAGTATATACTGTTCGCCTGTTAAAGCGTTGACAAACGAAAAATATGATTCATTTCGTAAAAAATTTCCTGATATTAGTTTTGGTATTTTTACAGGTGATAACAAAGATAATCCCGAAGCCGACTGCCTTCTAATGACAACAGAAATATTAGCCAATAACTTGAACAGAAATAACATTGATAAACAAGAAAATATCCTTGATTTTAAAATAGATTATGCCAATGAACTTGGTGTTGTCATTTTCGACGAATTTCAATATCTATTTAGTGATAGAGGTTCCGCCTGGAACGATGTTGTTGTTAATCTACCAAAATCTGTTCCTATCGTAGCATTAAGTGCTACAATGTCAAGTCCAGAAAATGTTTGTAAATGGTTGTCAAGAGTTACAGAAAGAGACACATTTTTATGTCCAAATTATAAACGTGTTGTTCCATTAGAACATTATGCGTTTGTTACTCTTAATAACCACGGTAATATCAAAAAAATGGATAATAAAGATAAAATATTTGTAGAAGACTTAATAAAAAAACCATTGTTATTAAAAAATGACGATGGTTTCAATGAACAAACACCAAATGACATTATTAGATTTAAAAAAATTCTTAAAAATAACAGCATTTATATGAAAAAACAATACGTATTAAACGAAATAGCCAAATTTATGAAACAGCATAACGACCTTCCTGCTATAGTATTCACTTATTCAAGAAACGGTTGTTATAAAGATGCCGCAAGTATTAACACTTCATTATTTGAAAAAGACTCTCAAATACCACATATCATTACTAAAGAATGTAAAACTATCCTATCTAAAAAATTATCAAATTGGCAAGAATATGTCGAACTACCTGAATTCGTTGATATTCTTAAAAATCTACAAAAAGGCGTCGCTGTTCATCATTCAGGTGTTCATAAAATTTTTAGGGAAATGATAGAAATATTATTTGCTAAAAAAATGATCCCATTACTATTTGCAACAGAAACATTCGCCGTTGGTATTAATATGCCTGTAAAAACTGCTGTATTTACTTCCTTACAAAAATTTTCAGATAATGGGTTCAGGTATTTGACACCTGACGAATATACTCAACAAAGTGGTAGAGCTGGAAGAAGAGGCATTGATAAATTAGGGAAAACATATCATCTACCGCAATTATTTAACGACAATAAAGGTTATATATCCGCAAATGACTATCGAAATATTGTAAATGGTGGATACGTAGCTCCAACATCTAAAATAAATATGGATTTCAATTTCCTTTTAAAATCATTAAATAATGATAAAAATATTGAAGAACATATCGATATGAGTTATATTGACCTTGATTATGCTGTGTTTTGTAACAATCAAAAGAACTTTTATTTGGCAATATTAGAAAGAGAAGGTTTTACCGACGAATCAAAACATTTAACGGAAAAAGGTTTAATAGCTACGCAATTCCAGGAAGTCCCATCCGTTGCTTTTGCGGACTTCTTCTTAAAACAAAAAGAATTATTAAATTTAATATCCACCAGAGAATTCATCACCTTATTCAGTGTATTTACAAATATACGCTTATGTGATGAGGATCGTGTACACGATTTCAATACACTTAACATTAGCGATAACAATAAGAAATTATTTAAAAAAATTCAGGGCACTTTGAATTTCTGGAGTACAATCGAAGCTGATTTTGGTCATAAATGTGACCAATATGAAATACAATTTGATATTGCCGAAATAGTTTATAAATGGACATGTGTAGAAAACGAAAGAGACGCCGTTGAAATATTTAGAGAATTGGATTATTGGGGAATTTTCATAGGTGATTTTGTAAAAGCTATATTAAAAATTAACACAATTGCCGATGAAGTTAAAAAAGTCGCAACATTAACAGAAAACTTAGCATTGCTTGAAAAAATGAATGAAATATCAAAACTTACACTAAAATCTGTTATTACTAACCATTCCTTATATTTGTAAGGTTTAAAACAAAAAATATAATCACAAAGAAATATAATTATGACATCATATTTTTTTGATAATAGTGGTGCTTGGTTATCCGATGCTATCCCAAAAATGGGGGAAGATGCTGTTTTAAAAAATGACATAATTTTAAAAATATCAAAAACATCTATATCTCAGGCTGGTTATGGTAAACTTGTAGTTCCAGCTTCAAGTTCTATTGAATTTGTAACTACAGACACAACATTGTATTTAAAAACACTTCATCTAAGAGGTTCTATTAAATTATTGGCAAGATGTTCTGTTAGTGCTCACCCTTTAATTAACACACAATACACATTATGGCATAATCCCGATACTTGGATGGATGGTAAAGTACCAAGACCATTGCGAGATATAATTGTTCCATTGGGACAAACCGTAGTAATCACAAAAGACTCTCTTGTAAGTGATCACGTATATAACTATTTAGAAATACCTGAAGGTAGCCAATTAATATTTGACAATGATGCACAAGATATAATTTTGAGTGTGAAAAAACTTATAGTAAATGGTTCATTATTAACAAGTGCTACAAATCAAATAAGAACAGCGCCTAAAACAAAAAATCTTTTTTTACCAGTTTATTTAGATTCTGAAGGTAAAGTTATGGACACCTCTGCTAACGCTACATCTTCTATGGATTCCAGCTTTAATTTTGTTATGACCGGAATTAATTCAAGTGCTGATACATTATCCAATTTTATAAAATATAAAGTAGATGCTTCTGGAATACCAACATTTATTTATAATGACCAACAAAGAATAAATTTTAACACACAACTATTAACTGATATTTCTAATCAAATTGTATCACATTATGAAACATATTTTTTCAATTCTACAAGAAACACTATTAATAGCACAATTGGTGATATGTATACACAATATATTGCTGATATACTTTTCGAATCGCCTTCTCTTGCCGGTTCCATATCAAATAAAAAACAAATTGTTGATAAAATAGTACAAAGTAGATTAAACGAACAATTTACAAACTCCATCGCAAATGGACTTAATCAACTTGAATATGATTATAATCTAATAGGACATACTCTATATGAACAATTAAAAAATGAAATGCCTCATCGTTTTGAAAATGAGCAAATCGATACTCCATATAATTTCCCCGTTGAATCCGGTGATGATATTTCTTTATTTGTTAGAATGAGATCAGACGTATTTTATAATAGTTATTCGAGAGCAGAAGATAAGACAGATGAACAAATGGATGATGGCGAACAAGCAGTTTTAAACTATTATAACCAATTAAAAGCTATTTATGAAGATAAAGAACAACTTATTTTCGACGATAATCAACTAACTGTAAAAATTAAACCTACTACTTGGAGAGTTGTTATTAATTTAGCCTAATTACCAACCAATGGACACATTATATTCTCACCTCTATAATTTGTCCAAACGCCATTGACCTCTTTATTTGCTATTACAACAATCCCCCATATCCACATAGCAATAATCGCAATTGACCAAAAACAACTTCCACATTTAGTTCCTATTGCAACAGCACCCTCTCTGTCTTCTTCTTTATTCACACAATGACACAAACATCCACAACAACAAATAAATACACAACCACCAAATAATATAAGCATATATGTCGTAAATATGTCCCATCTACCTATATTTCCAAATCCCGAACCAAATGCTCCTAAAAATATTTGCAATAGTAATGCTGGTAACCACTCTTTTCCAGCCTCGTTACATTCCTGTTTAATACTCGAGTATGACCAACAATCAATAGGATGACAACCACCTGTATCGGAAACATACTTCAAACAATTTGCCGGACAAGTACAATTACTACCCATTGTTCCCGTATTACACGGTATAGCATTGGGCAAAGCCGCATCAACCATTTCCAATCCTCTTATATATTCAGCATTACCTTGCACAATCATCCAAATGGCCAGAAATACCAAATTTAGAAATATTCTTATAGTCAATCCATACATAAGATATCTGGTGTAGTTTAGAAAGTGTTGCATGTTAATCATGTTTAACGAAGTTCTCATAATATTTGATTATATATCATGACATTTAATCAATTCAATTTTAATATCTGTAATATTCTTCGTATGGTAAATCACCTGGTGGCCTTGACAAAACTATAAATCTAAATCTATAAATCTTTTTTTCAATTCCCATCTCTCTATACTTTATATAACTTAGTATATTTCCATTTCTATATAACATATACAAGGCACATATTATAAGTATCATGAAAAATTGATTTGTTTTTTTACATGATATGTAAGTAATATTGAATTAACATTGCATAAAACTTAAACATGGCTTTAACATTAAGAAGAAATCCAAAACGTAATCGTAACGCACCTAAAAGATACGAAGATGAAAAATTCGTATCTGGTTCTATAGACCGCTATCAGCATTGTTATGATGCTAATAGAGAGGGAAAATACGACAGCATTAATGGTAATGAAGATTATTATACCACCAGAGATGGTCGTAAATTCGCAACATTTACTTGGAACTCCAATCATACTATGTATAGATACGCATTGCGTGACTTTGCAGAAAGTGTATTGGAATTTACAAGTATATGGCGTGATATGAAAATGGTATTACCAAGTGCTATGGTATCACATATAAGCTCATTCTTAAAATTGTCTAATATTGACCAAGCTCTTATCGCCGATGATGACGAATTTATTGTTGGTGATGAAGAAGAAACAATAGATGATATAAAAGAAGATAGCGAAGTTGAATGGAACGATGACGATGAAACTGATGATGATAGTGAATGGGATTCAGATTGTCTAACTGATGATGATTAAATTATATAAATAAGAAGACAGGAGATAGCTTTTTTTATTCAAGGTAAAATACATGAAAAATTGAATAGGAATAATTTTATATATATTAGTTTATAATTTATAAAATGTCACTAAAAGTAATTCGTATCGAACCTAATAACAAATGTTATATCGTAGAATGGAAACCCGGTGATAAATTAAATGGACAACGAATGGATCATGAGAATTTAATGGGATTGGTTCATAAAGGTTTAAGAATGGGTATGTTCGCTTTAGAATGGACACAGCCTACACCCCCACCACCAGAAATGATGAATGGGTGGGATGATGAAGCCAAAAGTAATTATAATTCATATGAAATAAATAATATTGCTATGAAAATTTTAAAATATGTTAAATACCCGGAAAGATACATTGATTACCCAGGACTTATAAAAGGTCCAGTTTTACTATATCACGATGATAATAATATGACAAAAGAAAAGTGGAATATAATTAGAAAATTCATCAAATCGAAAAATAAACAATAAACTTTATTATATAATGAAAGACAGGAGATAGCTTTTTTTATTCAAGGTAAAATACATGAAAAATTGATTGTATTTTTCATGTAAAATACATTTATCCAATATTGCAACAATGAAATTTACATTAATCACCGTAACATTTATAACTCTATTTATTGGCATTAATGCGAGTGCCTATCAAAATGGTTTTATTGCTGGAATGCTTGTTGAAAAAGCTGTGCCAAGTAAAAAACCCGAATTTGATAAATACAATACGGTTATTATTGATACCGCACTATTCGATTTTCCAAAACAGAAAACCCCAATGTGTCGTCCTATTCAGGTCAAAAAAGTCAAACATTATTCGAAATTTTCATTTGGCGTTTTCCTTTTACTTATGATATTGATGTTCTCTATGACGTGTAATGCCTGTAATAACGATCCCGAATTTGCGGATTTTATGTTAGGATATCTATTGGGGCAAATGATAGAGCGCGCATTCAGCAACGACGATTAGTCAAGGCACTTACCATGAAAAATTGATTTTATTTTATAGTATCTGTGTAATCTAAATATATGCCCCGCTTCTCAAATCCACAAAGAAAAAGACTTAAACATAGAACGCCAAATAAACACAACAACTGTAAATGTCAAAAAAAGCCAATCAAACAGGAAGAAAGAAAGGTAGCGATAAACGCAAAAATACCTTCAAAAAATACGGCAAAAATACCACCAGAGGTCTCAGGATAAAACAGGCTGATATGGAGAAAAAATCTGCTAAGAGAAAAGAAGAAGGTGACCACGCATCAATTAGCAGAACCAACAATAAGGGTAAGCATTGTTGGAAACGATCGGACAATAAAAGCCTCTGTAAAATAACTTGTCGCAATAAAAAAAAAAGTAAAAAATAATTAAAAAACAGGAAGACAGGAGATAGCTTTTTTATGTTTAAATTCATATTTTTTTATAAATATAAATATCATATGAAAATATATCAGTATCTTTTATTAATTACTGTATTTTTAGTATCTTTGAGTGCTATTATTATTTTTAGTAAAAATAAAGATAAAATAAACGCCGCACGGAATATTCTAAAATTAACAGATCAAGAAATTGATGAATGGTTAATTTGTGCCGAAAAAGTTACAAATAGAACGGACGCTATTAATGATTTAAATGATTTTAATAATAAAATACCTATTCAAGGAATGGTTAATGACAAACAAGTTATTCAAAAATATTATCACGTCTTAAATGATTTTTGTGCAATGGGCAGCACCGGCGTATGGATGGCTTTGCCTAATATTATGGATGAAACTAAAAACGAAGACGAAAATATGTTATTATATCAAAAATGGTTATCAAAACAATTCAATGTTAATGAAAATGGTAAAGTATTAGAAATTGCTTGTGGTATAGGAAGACAAGCTTATAATATGTCTAAATTTACAAATGCTACTATATATGGTTTCAATATAAATGAAAAACATATAAAAATGGCAAAACAGTATGCTTTAGAAAACAATAATGATAAAGTTATTTACAATGTTGGAGACTTAAATGATAAATTTAATTATGACAACGAAATGTTTGATGCTGTTTATGTAACAGAAGCGCTTCCATATTCAAATGATCTTTATAGTGTTTTTAAAGAAGTTTTTAGAGTTTTAAAACCTGGTGGTCGATTTGTTTTATCAGAAGTCGTACTATTGGATAAATTTGATAAATCTAATAATAGACATATGGAATTGGCGAGACTTGGTAGAATGTCATGGGGAGGAGGAGGGTTATGGCATTATAAATATTGGGAAGATGCTGGAAAAGAAGCTGGTTTCGATTTAAGAATGTCTACTGGCGGAGCTGTTGATAATGAAATAGTACCTGAATTCTTATATATTTTAAAAGAATATGATTACTATAAATCTATTGAAAAATATGTTAATATATTAGCAAAAATGGGTATTATATCAAAAAATATGTTAAAAATACAACAAAGATTTAATGTTGGTGGTGAAGCTATAAAAGAAATAGGAGAAAAACAATTACTAACACTGTCATGGAATTTTGTTTTCGAAAAACCAAAAGCATAAAATTGATTTGAATTATAATTGATAATTCATATTAATTAACATCGCACTACCATGAGTACAGAACAACACAAAAAAATGGATTCGACTATTAAATCACTTTCAAAAGTTAGTGATATTTTAAAACTACAATTAAAAGTATCAGAAGAATCAAAAAAGACAAGAGAAAAGGTTGAAGAAATGGAGAAAAAATTTGAAAAAATTCAAAAAGAAGCTTATGATACGTGTCCTGTTTGTTACGAAGACATATCTGTTAAAAATACTTGTTGTATGCCCAATTGTAGTCACAAAATGTGTAAAGGTTGTTACTATAATTGGTTAGATACACAAGAAAAAAATACGTGTCCTATGTGTCGTGAAGAAGTATTTAAAAATAACCTTGATATCAAAACAAAAAGGAGCGTATTACAAAACCATTTGGATTCATTAGAAAGTGAAGTTGCCGAAATGTATGAAGAACGTAGAATAATTAGAAAATCTATGGTTCAAACAAAAAAAGAAGAGCAAGATATGGAAGATACTGTTAAGTGGTTATATAATAAATACGACCAATTGCGAGATGAAATATTTGACAATGAGCAGATTATGGATGAGATAAGAGAATATAAAAGAGATCCTGAAAAGTGGAGAAAGAAAAAGGAAAAAAGATTAAAACGGCAAATTCGTGAGGGTTATAGAGTGTGGAGAAACAATATGAAAATAATTAATAAAGAATTTGTTAAAAAATGGTGGATTCGTGTTACTGGTGGCTTACACGATGGTTATACCTATCAAAATGGAACGCCATATTTGGGTGATGAAATATTTAATAAATATGAAGATGAAAAGGAAGATGAAGAAGTAGATATTTCTGGATTGAACATGTTTGAACTTCCACCAGAATTTGCCGGAGATGAAACAAGGAAAACTATTGGAACTTATCGCATTTGGAAAAATGGTGTGTTATCATCGAACAATCGTGTGGTATTAGAAGAAGGTGAAATAGACGAAATACCAAATGATTATTATGATTATGGCACTGATTATGAATCTGGTTATGAAACCGATGAAACATCTTCTATGCCATCTTTGATTGAAGCTACAGATGAAGAATTGGAGAATATGGCTCTTGAAGGAACAACCTTTTCAGAAGGTGAACTCGAAAACGAGAGTGTTTTGATTACTCCTCCTCCACAAGTAAGGCGTTATATAGGCGAAGGAGCCATCGAGACCTATATTAATAGCACGATAAATGTGGACCAACTCAATCATATTATTAGAAACAGATATCATTTCCAACAAACCGATGATAGTTATAGACCTCGCACACTAACTTATCCAGAAAACGAAGAAAGTTAAGGTATTTCATTCAAGGTAAAATCAATATAAAATTGAAAACTTTTTTAATTGAAATACTTACTATATATAATGTCAAGTATTGTAGTACAACAACAAATCCTTAAAAATAACCAGAAAAATATGAGTTTAAGTAAACCAGCGAACAGTATGATATCTTATCGCACTTGTTTTAGTAGTGTAAGTCATCACGGCTATAAATTAGATATGTTGAAAAGTGGAATGCAAAAGTATTTAAGGAGAAGAGAATTTGAAAAGATGACTTGGTGTGTCACGGAAATATTCAAGTTTGAATTATGGGCGAAGGATGAAAAGGAAAAGAAGATGAGTAAAGGAATTATAAGTAATTTGTTGAATAGAATTATTGTAATGATGGATGAAGAATTATTGTTTTGTGAAGTTCAGAATTATTTGATATTAAGAAAACTTATTGAAATGTTTGAAAGTGATAGGAAAAATGGTGGTAAGTTTTTAGTATTGATATGTAGAACTCTAACAAATAGTAGATTGTTAAGACGAGCCAGTGATATCAGAGCATTTTGGGATTATAGAATTAGGTTTGGAACTGAAAAAGATGCTGTAGAATTGAGTGATGAAGAGTATTTTAATAAGTTTGTTGAATGTTTTGAAAGAAAAGATGATGAATGTTTTAAATGGATGTTTAAAATATTTAATGGGAAAAAGAAAGGAGATAAGGTAAGATTTAGAAGAAAAGAAAATATTTATATGATTTGGGAGTATTTATTTAGTAGAAAGAATGTTAAATGTTTGAATGGATATAAGGAACTTTTGGAGTATAAATTGCGGGAATTTTATAAATTGAATAGAGGAGAAAGATTTATGTTTTTGGCAAATAGCATTGATTTAGTTATGAAATGTGATGGTAAAGAAAATGTTTTTGTAAATATACATATTTCGCAGATTTTGAAGGAATTGGATAAATATCAAAAAGATTTTGTGGAAATGTATAATTATAGCATGCTTTATTGGAATATTGATGATTACGCAATAGATATGCACACCAGCGAAGGGAGAAAAAGAGGAAAAAATAGGAAGGATTTTGCATTAGAAGGTAGTATTGTTGTAAATGAAGATACGGAATTTTTAGTAAAAGAGTGGAGAGAATTTTATATAAAAGAGAAATTGGAAAATCCTGTAAGAAGTAAAAAAGTAAAAAAAGTTGAAGAAAAGAAAGAAGAATCTGTTAATGACGACGAGACAGAAGTTGCGGAAATTATGCTTACATTAAATCCTGAAAAAGTTGAGGAAAAGAAAGATGAGATTAAGATGACAAGAGAACAGATTAGAATGGAAAAATACAAAAGAATTAAGAAGATGCGTGGAAAGCCTAATTTTGATGACTTGGAAAAAGATTTGGAATTTGTTGATTCTAAAACAATTGATGTTAACAAAATAAAATTGTGTAGTGATACTACTTGTGGAAATAAGGTGATGTGTTTTGAATATGAAGGAAAAATTTGGAAAGAAAGTAGAAAAAGCATGAATTATAATAGAGATTATTGTGTAATAGATGAGTGTAAAGAATTATTTGGATTAAAAAAAATAGGAATGAAAAGAGTCTTGAGTAATTTTAGAATTGAAAAAAGTGATAGGACTAAAAAGAGTTGGAAAGATAATTGGAAAATGGTAAGTTGGGGACCAACGGTTGGTGATAATAAAGATACAAAAAATAAAGTAGTATATTGTGTTATGAATAAAATAACGAATTGTATGTGGAAAGTTCCAATGGAATTCGGTGTAATAAAGCACAGTATAGTATATGGAGCGGAAAATGGTGGAAATATCAGTCGAAATAAAGCTTTATTTAAAGAATTTGTAAAAATTGGAGTGTTCCGTGGAATTTTTAGATGTAGTGATTTTAATAGTAGAAATGTATTAGTTGGATTAGAAGCCGACCCTTGTGCAAGGCAGTATTTGGTAAGTATAGATGAGGGAGATATAGGCAAAAGGTTGGATATTTTGGGTGGAAGAGAAAAGTGGTTGGTAGATGCCTTGAATGCGGATAAAACAGTTATAAATGAGATTTTAAATGAGTTAAGTGCCGGTTCGGCATTATATCTTGTAAATGAAATGAAAAGGTATAAATTTAGTGATGATTTATGTAAGGAGGTAATAAATAATTGGAATAATTTGCGTAAAGATTTGGAGAGTGAAGGTGTGGAGTTCTAAGTATCATGAAAAATTGAATTAAAATAATAATATATAACTTTTTTAATTATAATGTCTCAACCAAACATGTCTCAACCAAACATGTCTCAACCAAACGAATATGATTCAATAGATGAGTTAGATGAATTAGATGAATTAGAGCAGCAAGAAATGTTAGAGTTTAAAAGGAGAAATGAAGCTGAAACTAAAAAAACTTGTCTACAACTACAAAACTTATTTCATATGGCTATGCAACTGGACTTTCTTCACCTTTTGAAAACAAAAGAAAAAATGATGGATTACTTAAATACAAGAGGAGATAAAGAATGGACAGACGATTATATATGGGTTTTAGCTGATATGAATGAAATTGATTGGGTTAAGCATTATGATGACCCAAGACCATATGAAGAATATAAAAAAGCTATGAATAATAGATTAGCAGAAATTTTACATCCTAGTTCTATTGTTTCATAAATTAATTTAAAAACAATGTAATATACTTTTTTAATGACTGAATTACCAGACGAAATATGGAACCATATATTAGACTTTACTTTAAATTGGAAAGTTACACATAAGAAAAAAATGAAACCTATTCTTGAAAATAACATTATAGGATGTTACAGGGAAGTTTATGAAAGATGGACACTATTCCCACCACATCCATGCTCAACAACTATCATTATCGATGAATATCAACATCGTCCTGATTGGGCACCACCACCTGATTTACCATTAACAAGTATAACTTGGAATATGAAAGGTACAGGTGGTTGGTGGTGTGGTTATGGTTGGACAAAAAAAAATAAATATATATAAATCTATATAAATATTAACAAATTAATTATATAATGTTATTCACACTGTTAAAACATAAATGGAAACTTTTTCTTCTTTTTTCTTTGGTGTATATCAAAAAACACTATAAATATATTTTATTTTATCTATATTCGAAAACAAAAAAAGGGTATGCTGAAATAGAAAATAAAAAAGAAAAAGCAAAGAAAATGATAAAATACGATATGTTTCGCACAAAATTTCAATATAATATAGGTAAAATACCCGAAAAACCTATTGATAATGCTGATATGGAATTAATATTAGCAGATAGAAAAAACAATGTTAATAGTAAAATATCAGGGTGTTTATATATTTGTGACACTGATTTGGAATCAAAAATTCAGGATATTAACAATAGATACTTATTCTCCAATCCTCTCCATCCAGACATTTTTCCCGATTTAATTAAAATGGAATCAGAAGTTATCAAAATGGTAGGAAACTTATTTGATTTGCCAAATGAAGGTGGAGGAAATATAACTACAGGCGGAACAGAAAGCACCATATTAGCACTCAAAGCTTATAAGAAAATGTATTATGATAAACATTGGATGAATTTATCAAAACCCGAAGTGTTATGTACACGAACTGTTCACGCTGCTGTAAATAAAGCGTGTGAATTATTAGACTTGGAAATAGTTTATGTCAATTTAAACGAACATTATGAAATGGATATACACGACCTATATTGGAAAATTTCATATAATACATGTGTAATTATTGCATCCGCTCCGTGCTTTCCTTATGGAATAATGGATCCAATAAAAGATATAGGTTCATTAGCAAAAGATTATGGTATTCCAATACACGTCGATGCTTGTTTGGGTGGATTTATTACACAATACGATGATAGTTTGAAAATTAGTTTTAACGATAATATTCAATCTATATCAGTAGACCCGCATAAATATGGACTCGCACCAAAAGGCTCTTCATTACTATTATGGAAAGATAGAAGTATGAAACAATATCAATATTTTATAACAGCTGACTGGACGGGTGGATTATATGCAAGCGTTTCACTTCCAGGTAGTAGAGTTGGTTCTCAAATAGCAACCACTTGGGCTGCTTTACTTTATAATGGCAATACAAATTATAAAAATATGTCTTCAAAAATTAAAAATAAAACCATAAGATTAGCTAACAAAATAAGGCGATTAGATAATTTTTTTGTGATAGGATATCCTAATGTAAATGTTGTAGCTTTTTATAATACAAAATATTCTTTGTGTCAATTGATTAAATACTTAAAAAAAAATAAATGGAATCTTAATATATTACAAAATCCCAATTGCTTACATATCTGCATAACACCAAAAAATATTAAGTACATAGATATGTTATATTCAATTCTCGAGAAATTTAATGAAGAAGAAATTGAAGAACAAAGTGATAAAGGCATAACAGCAATATATGGAATGGCAACTGAAATACCAGACAAAACCTTAATTACAAGTTTAATAAATTACTATCTTGACATGACTACAAATATCTAATAACAATATAAATACAATTTTTTATATATTTATATATGTTTAATAGCAATTGTCATTGTTTTTTTAAAAAAAAAAGCAATAAGATTACACCTATAAAAAGTATATTATCAACAAAACCTACATGGGAAATAAAAAAAACTGTTGAATTTGATAATTTAAATATTAAATCACCTAAGTACAAAGAAAATATCATGAATGTATATAATGAGTCGTAGAAAAAGAGGTGGAAATGAGAATTCAAAAAGTAAATTAGTGTTAGTCTTACTTACACTAACTGGACTTAGTTTTTTTGGTTTAGATAGGATGTACGCAGGTCAAATAGGTATGGGTGTTGGTAAATTATTAACATTAGGAGGTTTAGGAATTTGGTTTTTAGTCGATGGATTGCGCGTAATTCATAACGCATTAACAAAATCACAAGAAGGATTATTTGGAATAACAAGTTGGAATGACGATATCGAATTAGCATTCAAAGTGGCTCTTGGTATTATTGTATTACAAGTAATTGGAAGCGTTGTTGGTGGTATTGTCGGCGCCGTGACAAACAGCTCACATTCCGCTCCAGCAAAAAAAGAAAAAGAAAATACCAAACCGGCAACAAAGCCAGCTAATCCAGATGGTCAAACTGATAAGGAAGGACTTAATTTAATTCAAGGTAATATGTACAATTAAAAATTGAATTGTTTTTATATAAATAATTCAATTAACACTGATAACAATTCATCATGTCTTCGAACTTATACCGCACTCGTAGTAAAGGCTATATGCCATCTATTGTATTTAAAACTATTCTCGTAGACCGTTCTGGCTCTATGTCTTCGTTTCAAGGGAAACAATATGATATGGTTGAACATCTTCTCGAAGATTCCAAGAAACAGGCACTGGAGACCAAAAAACCTACTAATGTGAAACTCGTATCATTCGATGATCGGGTAAATACCATTATAGATCAGGACATATCAACATATCACATTTCGCGCCCTGAACTTATGGTAGAACTCACGCCCCGCTCAACAACAAGATTCAATGATACTCTTATTGAAGAAATAAACGCATTATGTGAAAAAAAAGACGAATATTTGAAAACACTATCAAAAAAAGCAAGAGAGTTGAATCCGGATGTTGCTATGGTTTTGATTGCTGTAACCGATGGCGATGATAACGAAAGTAGAACTTGTGTCACGAAAACCAAAGAAAGGATGGTTAAATTTCGCAAAAATGGTGGACGCGCAATTCTAATGGCAGCAAATATGGATGCCGAACTTGTCGGTGGATGGTATGGATTTAATCCTGAGAAAGCAATAACGGTTCATAATTCTAATCCCGTTGCGATAGAAACTTGCTATCGTGCTGTTTCAAATATGGCAAGAAATATGACACAGGGTTTAGACGCACCATTTACAGCATTACAACGTTCTCAATCATCTCAACCAACACCAGACGATGACTCTCTCCTCCTTCCGCCACCAACATTGGTGAGAAATATGACCGTAACAAGACAATACAATCATTAAATATATATCAAGGTAAGTATCATGAAAAAATGAATTAAAAATATAACATATCCCTTTTTTAATTATAACTCTTACAATACACAAACATGGAAAAAACCAACAAATCAATTCGAAAAATCCAAAAAAAAATTAGGTGGTGCAAAGCACAACATAATAAATATTCTTCAACAGACCACGAGCTGGCAAAAGAATATTTTCATAAAATATCCGGGTTAACTGATAAGTTATATCAACTACAAAGTCCTAAGCCTATCGTAGTTTATAAAGAAAAGAAAAGTAAAGGAATTGTTATGAAAAAACCTAAGTTCAAGAAAAAGCGAATCGACCATTCTGTCGAATTTCAAAAAAGAAAACGCGAAAGAGAGAAATCAATGTTGATGAAAAATGCTTTATATAAATACGTAAAAAATATGTACGATCAAAAGGTAGCAGAAAATGAGGAAATATATATGGCTCGTCGATTGGAGGTTATGTTTAATCTCGCAAAAAGTATTTAATATTACATTATTATATGATTAGTTTATTCAAAAAAAAAAGGAAAAAAAGAGATACAAGGGTCGTCGCCGGCAAATTTTTTAATATTGTCCAATTAGGACTTGAAATGTATGCTGAAGAAAAACAGAAAGAATTAAATAATAGAAGATGGAGTCGCATAAGACACGCTTTTAAAAGTATTAATAGTTTCAAAAAATAATATTATAATATATAATGAATTGCAATAAAAACAAACATAAATGGATTATACAAGATTATAGAACTCTTATTGGCGAACAATCTGAAATAATAAAACAACAACAAGAACAAATTAAAAATCTTGAGAAAGCCTTAATCGCTTTGAAAGAAGAAAATAAATCAAAAAAGGATTAATTTTCAACTTTAAAATTGATTGTTTTTTTATAATGGATATTTGTTTAATTATAATGAATACAACATTAATGTGCTTTAGTTATGCCTGTTCGGCACAACCCGATGAACTTATACAACGAGTAAAGTATAGTAATAAAATATTACTACCACCAAGCGTGTTACACCAACTCCAAGACAACACAACAACCATGTTCTTTAAAGTTACAAACATATCAAACAGTTTTGGACAGGTTTGTGGAGTTCAAGAATTCACAGCACCACCAGGTGTAGTTTTAGTTCCGTATCATGTAATGGAGGGACTTGGATTAAAAGAAGGAAATAATGTAGATATAGAACTATCTTCTCCTCCTGATGGTTCTTATATTAAACTTCAACCACATAAAACAGAATTTATAGAATTGCCCGACCCAAAAGCATTATTAGAAAAGGCTCTTAGTGTTAATTATCCCGTTGTTACAGAAGGTCATACAATTACAGTTCATGATACTGATACCAATAAAGTATATTACGTTGATATTGTAAAAACAGAACCAGCATCTATTATTAAAATTATAGATGTTAATGTTAATGTTGATTTTGACCCACCATTAGATTATGTTCCGCCTCCGCCAGTTGAAAAATATGACAAGGTAAAATTTCCGGGAAAAGGTCATAAATTAGGTTCTTCATGAAAAATTGAATTGAAAATAATGTAATGTATTTTTTTAATCCAAACGATTCCTGATACCGAATATCATTATATTACACGTTACTGACAAACATGACTCCTTCCATTAAAACTGTTTCGAAAATATTATCTCAAAAAAGTCTTCCCGAATCAATCATTTATCAAATTATCCGCTTGTTCTACCATGAAGAACACCAATGGCGACTCAGACGATGTTTCGAAGGTATCATAGACAAGGCGTTCAGCTATGAAGGTGTCCGTCGCGCCGACCTTGAAACCGCCATTATGTGGTATTATCAGTGTAACTGCTGTGAACGACATAGTTATAATAAAGCCGTTGTTCGTGACAATGACCTCATGATAGTCACCAAACCAAGCGTATTTAAGGCTTGGAGATACGACACCGAAGGTCATTATCACCAATGCGAATGTAGTTGCCGCAATACAGGCAGAATGTTAGCAAGAGAATTCCTTAGGAGACAAAATCCTGACTGGGAGAGAGCTATGATGCTTCCTGCGAACGAAACACACCGACCCTGGAGTTTAGGTATTCGTAGTGGTGACTACGGTCATTGAATTAAGTAAGTAAAAGAAATACATTATAAACATCTTTAAAATTGAATTAAAAACTAACCCTTTTTTAATTCAATATAACCATGTCATTCGCATTTGCTCAAAATATAAACGAAAAATTCGAAAAGGATAGTAATGATATCTTAAATAATATACTCACACACGCCAATCGTGAAGGCATGATCAGTGCTTTAAGAAAAGGACCACCCCCACAATTGGGATTTATGTGGGGATTAGATGAACCCAACTATTGGACAACACAAGAAATAGAAGGTATTGATCAAATGCATATTTGGGTGCTTCAACGTGGTTGGGAAAGCAGTGGTTATGCTATAATGTTTAGAAAATTACAAAATAAAATAAAAAATATGGATAATAATCATATCGCTTTTATTCTCCATACTGAAGGTTAATTTTGTATATTTAATATTTCCAAACGAATTTTATGTTTTAGCCTTGACTCATCTTTAAAAACATAAATTTTAAATTCATACGAAGAATTCAAATCCATGTCATGTCTACTCGTTATTCTATTCGTCATTTTTATTTCTGGCAAATACACCATATATTGAAACAACGCATCGTTCCTTACAATCTTATCAAATATATATCCTCTATAAACTTTTTTTGTTATGGTGTCGTCTTGTTGACACATACTTAATAATGAACACTCATTCTGAACTCTACGAATAGACCTCATTGTTTGATTTATATAATCTATGGATTCATCGCTCGTCCATTTATCATAAAATTTTTTAGCGTCACCTTCTAATTTCACCAATCCCAATATATCCTGTAATTTTAAAATATTCAAGAAATCAGGTAATCTCCTTATTGGACTTGTCATATGAACATACGCATCAAAGTCCAACATATCGTGTGACTCTATTCTTTCATACTTAGTATATTTTCCTCCAAACGAATGCCATATCTTTAAAAATTTACCAACCTCATCTGGAACAGTTTCAGGGGGTTTATAGGATTTATTTAATTTCGCCGAACGATAAATACCTGTTCTTTTCTGTTTCAATTCTCTAGCACTATAATAATTCATAAGTATCATTACATACGCTATCATATCATGCGTAGTTGTTATACTATCAACATATTTGTGTATTTTATTCAAATGTTTAACCATTTTATATATAGATAATATCTTCTCATTTTCCAATTCATCCGTATCGTATCTATAATTCTTTCGTACTCTTATTTTCGTGTTTAAAAATTTATATGATTTTATTGCATTGTCTTCTGGATTAATAACCAAATCCAATGTGAAAGCATATCTTTCGTGGTCTTCGACCAAACTACATATCGCATCAGATAATACAGTTGGCAACATCGGGCGTTTTCTATCGGGTAAGTATATTGTTGATATTCTTTCTGAAAAACTTTCCCATAAACTCAATAATTCAAACCAAAAACTAACATTTGAAATATATATGCTCAAAATTATATCACCATCCTTTTCAATTAAACCAAGGGCATCATCAAAATCTTTACTTGTTTCTGGATCAATGGTGTATATTTCATATTCACTTCTATCCTCAAAATCAAAAGCTTCATCCATATGTTTTATATGTTGTTCTTCTGTAAATAATTTTAGTCTTCTCTTGGTCTCCTTATTAAAATTTTGAATTGACGCATACAAACTTTTACAATATAATTGATATTCATAGAAACTTTCTAATTTATCCACACTACCCAATGTATTCATTATTCTTCCTACAGGATGTTTATTGGACCAAGAGTGGAATTGAAACACAATGTATAGATTGTTTCTATGTTTCTCAAAAAGCAACTTTTCTTTGTACGGTATTAAAAACATTGGTAATCTTTTATCATCAGGAATACATTTGTAATAAAATTTATTATTTATCTTTCCATATGTTTTGCCACTATCTAATACCAAAACACCAGGTATATTTTTCATTGAACGAACAGAAGAATGTAATATTTTCATTACACTTGAGTCTTCATCTACTCCAACTATATCTTGATTAAACAATTTGTTTATTACAGGGTCTATTTTCGGCTGATTTTCAGCCGTTTTCAATGACTTTATATTCAAATAAGTATAATTTGAATACTTTCCATCTTCCACCATTAGTTTATATTGCGTCATTGGTATGTTGTTCTCATGTACTACGTACTGCATTTCATATATTTATAAATTTATCTATAAATATATTTTAATTCAATTTTATTGTTTCAACAATACACCTGTCCAAACTAATCCAAGAAAATATAAAGGTATAATAGGCATTAAAGTAATTGCTTTATTTCTGTCATTTAGTTCATAATATGTCAATACTGAACAAGGAAAAATACGTATAAATCCAAACCAGACCTTTTGAAACATTTTTAATTTACTAAGATATGCACTTTCCGGATTTGTTTTTAATAAATAATAAACAAAATAATTCGGAATATTTCCTAATTCACCAACGCCAGCGAGATTAAACCAATCAAATATTTCTGGTTTTAAAGAAAGATAATACGTTCCCGCAATATGATGATATAAATAAGCTATATTTGATATATTTATTTTTTGAGTAAGTAAAATATTTATCGTATCAAATAAAAAATATCCCTGTGTATTATATTTTACCCAATTTACGCTACCCATTAACCATAATACCACAGTACTTGACGCATGAATAAGAGAACAACTATTAGCAGCTAATTTTTTCGTTTGATATCTTTTAAGTAAACTATTCATCACAGCATATTGTAATATACCCAAAACAATATTAGTTTTTATCATTTTACTAATTATCATAAATATGTTTAAATAATTTATATAAATACATTGTGATTCTATACATTATGAGAATTGTTCCTTTCTTAACTATATTAACATACGCTTATCCAGCAATTAAATACAAATCTTTCAGGGCATTCACAATTTTAATAAATGGTGTAATATTACACGGTATATTACACGATAGTATAAAAATGATATATTTTGACTATTTTATAAATTTTTTTATTGTATTATACACATTATCTAATCACAAAAAAATGAAATTGGGGTTTTTTCTTGCTACTTTAACAACCATTAACATATTAACATGGCGAAAGTATGGTAATCATAGAATAGTTGCTGATATAATTCATTCACTCGTTTGTCACATTCCAGGAAATTTACTTCTTATTCAACATTTAGAAAAATGTAGTTCTATTACTGACTAAAGATAACTCCAGCCCATAAAAGACCAAAAAAAAACAATGGCACTACGGGCAATACTTTCCAAAATCTTTCAGGGTCATTCAATTCATTATAAGCCATCACACTTGTAACAATAAAACGAATACAACCATAGACCACTTTTTGAATCATTTTCCATCTTTTTAATTTTTCACCGTGAGGATCAGTTTTCAAATAATGATAAACAAAATAATTCGGAATATTTCCCAATTCAGCAACACCAATAATATTAAACCAATTATATTTCAATGGCGACAAACTCATATAATATAAACAAGCAATATGGTGATAATAGTATAGAGAATGAGCGAAATTTAATTCTCTATTATTGAATAAATAATAAATATCAAATAGAAAATAACCACCAGTATTACATATCATAATACTTGGTGATCCCAATAACCATACTATAGACGCCGTTGTTGAGTGTATCAATGCCGTATAATTCATCGCTAATTTTTTTGTATCATAAAATTCTAAAATTTTATTTACTGCATTATAACCTATAAATCCTGATAAAATATTCATTTGTTATCATTCTCCTGTTAGTTTTAAATCCCTTTTATAAATGATATAAATACTAATATTTATTTTAAATAATGAGGATCTTGAATTCATTGAGTATTTTGATGTATACGTACCCAATTTATAAATATCAATCGTATAGAGCATCGCTTATACTTTTTAATGGAATAATATATCACGCTTTATTGCCTTCAAACGTGATAATGTGTTCTATTGACGTTTTTATTAATTTTTTAATCTCTTGTTATACTGCGTACTATTGTCCAAAACTATTTCTAAAAGGACTATTTTGTATTATGTTGTTTTTAATAAATGATTATTTGTTCTATACCAGTCGTATTGGATGCAATACATCACAAATTCTACATATTCTTACTATTCATATACCATTCTTATTAATGTTGATTATTCACCATAAAGAAGAATTAAAGATAATTCAAGATGTGCTTCATTAAATACTCATCACCTACATATTTATTCATTACTTTCTCCATATGTATCATTTCTATAGCTCTTTTTATATTAATAATATTAGATATCATTTCATAAAATACATCTGTAAAACTTGTTATACAACACCAATTACTTGAAGTTAATACACTTGAGCATATCAAACAACAATTTTTTGGTTTTTTAAGATATTTTTTATATCTTACAAATAAATTACTACTGTAACAATTAAGAATATCTCTATCTTTTAAAGTAATTGTAGGAGGTGCAAAAGGATAATTTTTCATTCCTTTTATTTTAATATTTATAAATTTATTTACATCTACAAAATGAAATGACATTGGAAATTCGAAAAAATGTAATTGAAGCTTTGGGTCATAATTATGTTTCAAATCATAGTTTAATAAAAAATCATTTATATCTGGTTTCATAACATAAACCTTCTCCCCATACATATTATATTCTGAAGGAACTTTCATTATTTCCTTTCTAAACCTCCTATACAAAACTACGGGATATCCTCCTCTTCTTTCCATTATTGTTATATTACTCTAATGCTATTTCTTTTTTAACTTCTTGTTCTACAATCTTTTTTAATTCTTTCTTAGCTACTCTTGGTTTTAATACAGTATCTGGATTTACCGGTTGAATCTTTTCCTTTTTAAGATAATTGTTTTCTGTTAATTTGTTTACAATATTATGTTTTATATTCTGGCCTTGTAATACCGTCATTCCTATTTCTGGCAATATTGCCAATGTATTCATTATTGTCTGATAGCTCATACTACATACACTTGGTATCCCCATAAATTTAATACTATAAAACCAATAAGGTGGTATAACAACTATTGTTCCAGCATCAATTGTTACATCCAAAGATTTCACTTTATCATAATCTCTCTTATATTTCTCTTGAACATCCCATGGATCAACTGGAGACCTAAACTCATAATTATCATAATCTTTTTCCACAAATAAATATCTTTTATTATATGGAGGTATCAATTTAATATCCACTCGACCGCTTGTAACATAAAAATAATTTCTATGATTTATACTATACCGCAAAGGTGTATAAGATCCATCAGAACCTGACAAAAAATCATATACACATTTTGATACCAATGGAGGTCTCAAAAAAGAATCATTATAAGCAAATGTTTTTTTTACACCTGTTTCATCTAAAAAATCATCATTGTTCTCAGTAATATATTTAGAGTTATTATCACCATCAAACACATTTCTTACTTCTTTTGTTATGAAAGGTAAATGCATTTCAGTATCTTCATCATACTTCTTAATATCTCTTATTTTCATATCAAAAGCGCCATATTTATGTTCTAACATATTAAATGTTACATTCGTCATAATATCATCATTATTATAATCAAATATTACAGGTTGCTTTAGACCACATATCTCTTCCAATTTATCTTTTGATGGTCTTTCTATTGTATACACTTCCAAATCATTACTAACATTTAAATGATGCGTAATATGTAAATACAAAAACAATACTACACAAAATATAACAACACTTAGTAGTTCTCTCATAATTAATATTATTTTAGATATGAAATATTAATTTTTTCCGTATTTATATATATATGAAAGATGATTGCTGTCATGAAATGTTTATTACTAAAAGTAAATTTATAATTTTGTTTAATTATAGAAAAGATGCTAAAACAATTCTTGTTGAGTCCTACATAAATAACGGCACAGTCGATGAAAAATATAATAATCTTGGTATATCACATTTATTAGAACACGTTTGTGTTGATGGTTGGAAAGGTTGTAAAAATAAATCTTGTTCTAAACACTTTAAACCACAAGGAGCAATGATTAATGCTTCCACTGGACAAACATATATCAATTATTGGATAAAAGGATTGCCTGAATTTACTAATGAAATGCTTGATTACATTTTATCTATATCTACCAATCCTGATGTTGATGTACAAAGATTAAAAAAAGAGAAAAAAGCCGTTGAAAATGAATTAAGAATACACCAACAAAACCCTCAAATTGGTCTATATAATCTTTTGAATAAAATGTTATTTCTTCCTGAAGGTCTTCAAGAACAAGATAATCTTGAAGCACAAATTAATTTACTTCCTAAATTAACACCCAATATTCTAAGAACTTGGGCCAAAGACTATTATGGTTCTGGTAATACTGTAATTTCTATTACTGGCTCTTTCAATAAAAATAAGCTATTGAAAAAAATTAAAAATAAGCTCAAAAAAGAACCACAACCAAGAATCAGACCTTATTATAAAAATATATTTAAAGCTGGTATTGATGTTCAATATTTTCAAAATAAAAATATAGATAATAGTACAATATTCTTTGCCTTTTGGTCTCCATTATTCTTTAAAGATCGCGAAGTTTATTTAATAGAGTTGTTCAAAGAATTCATCAATACTGGCACAACCTCTTTACTATTCGATAGATTAAGAGAACAGAAAGGATTAATATATAATATACAGCTCGATAGCTATACTATGCCTTATGGCACTTATTTGCTTATTGAAATATCTTGTAAAAATCAAAATATCAAACAAGTTGTAGAAGAAACAATAAAATTATTAAAAAAACTCGCGTCTAATAAATTTAATAAAAAAGATTTTGAAGCAATTAAAAGAAGTTTCAAAATTGGATATTACCAAGAGGCTAAAAATAATGATTATTATTCAACACATTATGCCGAACAATATATAAATCAGCTATTTAATGTTAATGAAAATACTAAAGTTGTTAGCCCTACTGATATGTTAAAAACTATTACAAGTGTAAGAAAACAAGAATTCGCAGCTTTCATCAATAAATTAATCATTTTTTCTAATTTAAAAATAGCATATCAGGGTAAAAAAGAACATCCTTCATTACTTGATTTTGTTAATAAACTAATTGATTAATCCGTTTCACCATTATCTAATTTTGGAGCCAGATAAAATCCAAAATAATTTTTACTTTCTGCTTCATCGTCTCCACCAACTACTTGCTTATTACAATTATCATCTATCCAATGGCTCATATCATATTTTATTTTTAAAGGCGTTTCGTCCTTTAAATGTAATGAAACATTTTTATTTATTTTTGCAAATTTACTATAGAGTAAGCAATACTTTAATGAATATTCGTGTTTAATTTTTACCTCTTCCATTAAAGCATATTCCACTATATCTTCTTCTTTTATCCTTACTCTCATAGTTCCATTATCACTCGCTGTTGTCATATAAATATAATCATCAACTCCTAATTCTATACTAAGTGTCTCGCCAAACATTTCACTTTCTGCCATTATATTATTAAACTCTTTAGATGACATTGTTATGTCAGCATCATATTCTACATCTGGTATTTCCATTAGCTGTGTATCAATATCAATAAGTTTCAATTCGAACATTTTATCATGACCCAATCCTTCAAATTTAATAATTACTTCTTCTGTAGAATTCTCCATAAATGAAAATTCTATATATTGACCCACATTATGACAACTCATTATCCTTGACAATGCTTCACAATTCATTCCCATATCATAATGAAATTCATCGGGACCCTTCCATCCATCAAACCAGTCCTTTTCCAGTTTTAACTCAAATAAACCAACATGCGCAGAATCCATACCCTGAACGTATAAACCCTGTTCACATACCCCAAAATTAACATCGTGTATCATTTGTTTCATATTTTTAGTTATTGCTAAAAACTTAGCCACTTTATCTCTGTTTGATATAACGAACTTCATGTTTTAATTAATAAATATAATTAATATCCAAATCAATTTTATTTATTATGCTTCACACGCCTCTACCTGGCTTATTGCTTGTGCTACTACTTTCTTTATATCCTCTTCAGCATCATTCACATCTGTTTTGTCATCATTTGATTCCTCTATATTTAATGTTATTTGTGTAGGTTTTTTCACTGGTTCATCTCCCCTTACCTTTTTAGACTCCAACTCTTCTACTTTTAGTCTTAATTCCATTATCTCATCTCTCATACCCATTACTACTTTCTGCACTTCCACGTCGTGTCTGCTTTGTAATTGTGCCCACAAATCATTCTTTAGGTCTTCTATCATTCTATCGTCTAAAGAATTCATTCTCGCACATCCGTTTTGGATTTGCTCCAAATGTTCCATTCTTAAAGATAATGCCTCTAATGTATTTAATCTAATCTCATGTCTCGTTATTAATCGCATAGCTTGATTCGGTGCTGTTTTTTCCGCTTCTTCTAATCTTGCATTTTTCACCGCTAATTCATCTAAATCTCTCATTCTCGTCTTCATATCTAATCTTTCGTTATCCATAACTCTTACAGTTGGAACTCTATTATTATAATTTTGTGTGATATTTGTTGCTGAACTCGATGATACTGGTTGTGATTGAATAACACTATTGCTCACCACATTTGAACTTGAAACATTAACGTTTGGATTATATGTTGGGGCCTTGGAACCCGTAACTACATTACCTGTCCAACTCATTGTTGCATATTGACCTATATTTGGTGAGCCGCCACTGTTTTCTTTACCAATACTACAAGTTGATTGTCCAGGTCTTAAACCTGTTCCTTTTAGCCTTCTATCGAACCTACTCATATATTCCTAAATAATATTTTTATATCCAATTAAGCACGCATTTCCATATTTATTTTTTTATGTGCCAAATATCCTATTACTTTAAAATCCTCAAATTTATATTCATCTATTTCTTCTCTCTTTTCTTTTATTTTTAATACAGGAAACAAATAAGGTTCGTTTTCTATTTGTTGTTTCAAGGCATCAACATGATCTTCATATATATGCGCATTTCCCAC